AAGAGATTGAAAATGGTGTCATTCCCGATCCTAATGCAATGGTAGATCCTATGACTGGAATGCCTATGGACCCTAATGCAATGGGTGGTAATCCTTCTCTTCCACCTCCGCCTCCTGGTGTAGCTCCGGGTGTAGCTCCTGGTGGTGATGCAATACAGTCACCTACAGTACCTAAAGATCCTATTGCACAAAAGAAACCTGCAGGTGGTGTAATCTAAATAAAGTTTGTAGTTATTATTATCTAAATGGACGAACTCATGGACATGCTCGTTAAGGATGACGAGTCTGCATCACAAATCAGTGATAAAATCAAAGATATTTTGTTTGCTAAGAGTGCAGAAAATATTGAAGCAATCCGACCCAACGTTGCGGCATCACTATTTGATGGTGAAGTAAGCGACGAAAGTGACGAAATTGAAAATGATGAGGAAGAAGAAGCTCCCGAGGAAGAAATTCCTGAAGAAGAGTAATACTAAATAAGTATTATAGAACTATGGAAACATATCGGGATGTCAAACGTTAGGCCAGTTGGGATTAATAGTACCTTAACTACAGGTGGAACATCACTTCAGACTGCTCCTTTTCAACAGCAGTCTGATTCAGTGAGAGTCCTTTGTGAGGGTGCTGGTGTTTATGTTGCTACGGGTGTAAATCCTACTGCAACGAATCAAGACTATTATGTAGGAACTGTTGGTGCCAACCAGATTTCTCTCGGACCTGTGAGATCTCAACCGGTTATTGGTATTACACCTGGTAATCCTACCATCCTTCAATTCCAAGAAGGTACGGGTTCTGCGTTTGATGTCGGTGATGCCGTTACTTTGAGAGTTATTGGACAACCTAATTTTGATTTCGATCATAAGGTTATTACATTCCTGAACAACACAGCCAACTATGATGGGTCATTTAGTACTCAAGTAAAAGTTGATGTTGATACCAGTTCTGTCACTGATGTTCTTGCTAGTCCAAATACTGCGATCCTTAGAAAGTCTTTTATTGTAGCAGTCAAGACAGATAGTGGAACTGGTAAAGCTTTCATCCAACAAGTACAAAGATCTTAAAGACCAATGAAACTAATTAGAGAAGAAATCGAAACAGTTGACTTTATCGTTGAAGAGAAGAACGGTAAGAAATCAATGTTCATTGAGGGAATTTTCCTTCAAGGTGAGATGCAAAACCGTAATGGTAGAATGTATCCAATGAGTGTCCTGAGAAAGGAAGTTCAAAGGTATAATGAAAACCATATTCAATCAGGTAGAGCACTTGGTGAACTAGGTCATCCAGACGGTCCAACGGTCAATTTGGATCGTGTCAGCCATAAGATTGTTTCCCTCAAAGAGAGTGGAAATAATTTTATTGGTAAGGCTAAAATCCTTTCAACTCCAATGGGTAAGATTGCAGAATCTCTCATTGCTGAAGGAGTCAAGCTGGGTGTTTCTTCTAGAGGAATTGGTTCTCTTCAACAAACAAAGGAGGGAGTAAATGTTGTCGGTGAAGACTTCATGCTCTCTACTGCTGCTGATATTGTAGCCGATCCTTCTGCTCCTGATGCGTTTGTATCTGGAATCATGGAAGGAAAGGATTGGGTTTGGGACGGTGGTATCCTTAGGGAACAACAGGTCGCCAAAACTTACAAGCATATCAATACACTTGTTTCTGTTAAACAACTTGATGAGCAGAAACTTGATTTGTTTAATAACTTCCTAAACAATCTTTAATAGGTAGTTAGATAAACAAATTATAAATAAATATAGATTATAAAAGGTTAATCGGAGTACCCTCAAATGTCTCGTGGAGATTTACAAGAAATGGAGCAATCTAAAACTGCTGTGAACGCTCATGCTGCCCCTAATATGCCTATGCAGCATTTGCAGAATCCTGGCGAAGGTCTGTCAACTTCTTGGGAAGACCTTGGTGGTCCTACCGTAGATAACGCAAACCCTGTCGGTGATTCTAACAGACTCAAAGAGCCCAGAATTAAAACCGTTCATGATATCGTGAATAAGAACGCTGATTCCCCTCAGGGTATGGACACTTCTAAGAAGAAGACATACGTCAAGGGTCAGGGAACTGGTATCGATAATTCGGACGGTAAGAAAGTCGGTAACACAGCCTATGAAGAGGTTGAAGTCACCGATGAGGTTCTTGAAGAGGAAGAGATTGTTTCCGACGAGGAAAACGTAGACATCGAAGAGGACGTGAATGCCCTCCTTGGTGGCGAAGAACTCTCCGAGGAATTCAAAGAAAAGGCTAAGGTCATCTTTGAAGCCGCACTAACCTCTAAAATCAAAGAAATCCAGGAAACCCTGGAAGTCCAGTACGCAGAACGTCTGGACGAAGAAAGAGAAGCCCTTAAGGGTACTCTTACTGAGAGAGTTGACTCTTATCTTGAGTATGTCTGCGAAGAGTGGATGACCGAGAATGAGTTGGCTATCGAGCATGGTCTCAAGACCGAAATGACTGAATCCTTCCTCACTGGTATGAAGGGTCTTTTTGAAGAACATTATGTAACAATCCCTGAAGATAAGTATGATGTACTTGAGAGCATGGTAGACAAACTTGATGATATGGAGACAAAACTCAACGAGCAAATCGAAAGAAACATTGGTTTAAATCAGAGACTCGGTGAGTCTCAAGCTGATGTAATTCTTGATTACGTTTCTGAAGGCCTTGCAGCCACACAGAAAGAGAAGCTCGCTTCACTCGCTGAAAGTGTTGAGTTTGAAAGTGAAGAGGAATATCGTGAAAAGCTGGAAACCCTGAAGGAGTCTTACTTCTCCAGAACTCCCGCTACAAAATCTGATGCACCACAAACATTGTCTGAGGGTGTTGATTCAACACCAGCTCCTGTTGGTTCCAGCATGGACGCATATCTCAGAACACTGGGCGCATTCAAAAACTGAATTTAATATTCATTCAAACAAAACAAACTATTAGGTAAAAAGCAAATGTTTCAATCTGAGCATCTGCAGGAAAAGTGGAGTCCACTTCTCGACTATGAAGGTCTTGATCCTATCAAGGATTCACATAGAAGAAGCGTAACCGCTGTCCTGCTCGAAAACCAAGAAAAATTCCTCCGTGAGGAAGCTGCATTCTCCTCAGGCATCAGCCTGATGGAAGAACCCACCAACAGTGCAAACCCCCCTGGTGGTTCTGGTGGATTTAGTGGTAGTGCTAATCCTGCTGGTCCTGTTGCTGGTTTCGACCCCGTTCTGATCTCCTTGATTAGACGTGCAATGCCTAACCTGGTCGCATATGACCTGGCTGGCGTTCAACCCATGAGTGGTCCTACTGGTCTTATCTTCGCGATGAGATCTCGTTACACCAATCAGGAAGGTACTGAGGCACTCTTCAACGAAGCAGATTCCGCCTTCTCTGGCCAGGACGATGGCTTCAACCTCACCGCCGGGATGGCAGATCCTGCGGTTGGTCTTGGTACTACTGCACAACGTGGTACTAACCCCTCCGTACTCAACCCTGTCGGTACCGCAACAACGGATCCTTCTGGATATAACGTTGGTGAGGGAATGGTTACTGGTGACGCTGAGAACCTTGGTTCCGGTGTTGGCGACCAGTTCAACCAGATGGCATTCTCGATCGAGAAAGTCACCGTTACCGCCAAGTCAAGAGCTCTGAAAGCTGAGTACTCCTTGGAACTGGCACAAGACCTCAAGGCAATCCACGGTCTGAACGCTGAAGCCGAACTGGCGAACATCCTCTCTACTGAAATCCTCGCTGAAATCAACAGGGAAGTTATTCGTACTATCTACAACGTTGCTGAGCAAGGCGCTGTTTCTAACACCGCAACTGCTGGTATCTTCGACCTGGACGTTGACTCCAATGGTCGTTGGTCTGTTGAGAAGTTCAAAGGTCTTCTGTTCCAAATCGAGAGAGACGCTAACGCGATTGCTCAAAGAACTCGTAGAGGAAAGGGCAACATGGTTATGTGCTCTGCAGACGTTGCTTCTGCACTGACCATGGCTGGTATCCTTGATTACACCCCTGCATTGAATGCAAACCTGAACGTTGACGATTGTGGTAACACATTCGCTGGTACGATCAACGGCAAGTTTAGAGTCTATATTGACCCTTATGCTGCTAACCTGTCATCTGCAAACACTGCAACCAACGGTGGCAATCAGTACTACGTTGTTGGCTACAAAGGTTCTTCACCTTATGACGCTGGCTTGTTCTACTGTCCTTATGTTCCTCTCCAAATGGTTCGTGCCGTTGGTGAGAACACCTTCCAGCCCAAAATTGGCTTCAAGACTCGTTATGGTCTTGTTGCTAACCCATTCGCTGAAGGTACTACAGAAGGTCTTGGCAGACTTCGTATTAACTCTAACCGTTACTACAGAAGAGTTGCTGTTAAGAACTTGATGTGATTTACAGAGGAGGTAATCATTCTTATGATACTTCTCTCACATCTAACACTAGACCCCGAAAGGGGTCTTTTTTTATGCATTGATAAATAGTAAAAAATATCTTTGAAAGATGTCAAATATTCTCGCGAATAATATCAATCCCCGTAGTGGTAATCTGATTACTATTGGTGGGACTAATGACAGGGTATCCATTGCAGGTACATTGTCTTATGAAGATGTAACTAATGTAGATTCTGTTGGTATTATCACAGCACAGAGTGGTGTTGAGGTTGGTCCAAAAACTGGTATTGGTATTACATTGAATGCGAACGGTAGCGCAACGTTTGCTGGTGATGTTGACACAAAAGGATTTTTTCGTAGTGACCGACCGGCTGGTAATGCAAGTCTTGTTACCAAAGTTGACGGCACTACCAAGACAATATTACTGTCTGAAGGTGATCTTCGATTAGGTGGTAGTAATCCAACTAATGCTCCCGATGCAAACATTAGACTACAAGGAGCGACCGGCAGTGCAACGTTTGTTGGTGATGTTCAGTTAGCAGGTAATGCTAAAGCAGGTGAAGCTGGTATTAAATTGGAAGCATTCGGTCTCGTCTCCGCAGCAAGAGCAGGAACCCAAACCGCTGTCTTTGGCGGTTATACAGTAGGCAATGCTACTGCGACATCATCAATCCTGAATGACGGCAGTGCACTGTTTGCTGGTGCTGTTCAAGCTCCAAGGCTTGCTTTACGACCCACACAAGACGGTGATGCTTACATCCAAGCTATTAATCAAACTACAGGAAAGACTGTTGCTAATTACTTTGGAAACGGTAACATCACCTTAAGCTCAGATTTAGTGAGCAGCACCAATATTGCCTTGAACGGTTCAGACGGCAGTGCAACGTTTGCTGGTTATGTAACAAGTTCAGATGGTGTTAATTACTCTTCCTTGCGTCCTGGTTATATAGTAATTGGCGCACCTGATAATTTTGGTCAAGTTTTTGGTTGTTACACAGGCAGTAGTTACTCAAGCGCTATTTATGCAAACGGCAGTGCATCGTTTGCAAAGGCTGTAACTGTTCAAAATATTGGCAATAATGCCGGTGAAGTTCTTATTTCTGGAGCTCCAAACGAAGCTTTAAAAATAAGCAATGGTTCTTCTTATACGAC